TTATCTGTAACTCACCCTAACTGGCTTCGGTTCTTCATGGCCTTGCAAGTAGTGATCTGTCATTTTTTCAGTTGCATGTCCCGCCAATGCTTGTGCATATGATTTCCCATATTTCTCGGTAATATTGAAAATACCAAGCGCACGCAGATCATGAAATGATGGTCGTTGTCTTGGTTCCAAATGGTCACAAGCGCCAGACAAATCACGGTATTTCTGAAACTGCTTTGTTAAGTGATCCTCCGTTACTGCATAGGGGTGCGGTTTTGCAATACGATTATGTTCAGTAATGCGTTCAGGACGAGTAGCAATTAGATGTGGACAATTCAAACGAAATGAATTGGCAATACATTTAACTACTGTCTCGGCAAGTTCCGGGTGCATATCAACTTCAATATAGACCGGCTTATCATAATTAAGAGATTTATGCTGTAACACTGTGAAGGTGTTTTCTTTCACATTTACCGCCGTGCGTAATAGCATCACCAAATCACCACGGCGCTGGATTGAGTGTAATGCTAGGTCAATGGCGAGTTGCAACCAATAAGGGCAAACTGCATAAATCTGTGCAAGCATTTCATTACTTAGGCGTTGACGAATCTTCTTAGGCCGTATCGGTTTAAGAGTTTTCTCAGCAAAGTTTTCAGCAACCCAGCCATTTGCTACAAAGTACTTAAAAATATCGATCAATAAAGAGCGATGTTTTTCTGCTTGATAAGGTGTTTGTTCTTTTAAAAAGGTTGCTAACATATTTAAAGTCATTTCAGAGCAACTGAGCTGACCCCATTTTTCAATGTACTTGTCGCAATTGGCATTAATAATTTCCAGTGTTGATTCGGCATAAGTTTTCTCTGATAAACGCAATTCAAGGAATTCTTTAAGGCCATTTTCAAAAGTTGGAATTTTATTTTCAACTTTTCGATTTACTTCAAGTATTTTTGCAACTATGTCTGGGTGTCTTTTCAGTGCTGCATTTAAAGCCATGGCTGCAACAATTGCTTCATTACGATCTTTACCCAGTGACTTGCGTTGCCCATTTGGTAGTACATAACGAAAGTAAATTGTGCCATTGGCCTTTTTATCTGTTTCAACATGGGGAGGGAGGTCTAAACTCCCTTTTCCCCGTGGACGTGGTGTCATGATGTTATATCTCAGCTAAAATTCTATCGGCGATAGCATTCCCTGTGATTGGTGGTGTCTGTAGATCAATCTTTGGGGTTTCACAACTGTAAAAGATTGGTTCACCCCAAGTTGTACATTGCACAAACCAATGGGTGCCGCGTTTAATGCCACTTAACCAGCCACGTTCAATATGACTTACCAAAGTTGCTCGGCATGGGCGCGACTCCTCATCAAAATAATTTTTAGCGAAGATTGAGAGTTTAATGTGTTTAATGTTGCTAGACATATTTCCTCCAATCGTATGGCATTAAATATTAAGGTTTCGCTTCGTATGGCTGAATTTGATAATTCATCTCTCAGCGTCCCCAATCTTCATAAAACCAATCCAATGTGTATTGGCACGTTTACCGCTCGGATGTCCGAATAGTGGTTTTTGATCTGTTAAAGCTAGAATTTCACTAACTTTAATTTGTGTTTCATTCCATTTAAAAATCAACATACCGTTTGGTTTAAGTACACGAAAACACTCTGAGAAACCTTTGGCCAAATCATCTTTCCAATTTTCACCCAATTTCCCATACTTCAAAGCAAGCCAACTTTTATCGCCCGCACGAACCAAATGAGGTGGGTCAAACACCACAGCATGAAAAGTTTCATCTTTAAAAGGCATATTTCTGAAATCCATTTCGATATCTGGACTGATTTCAAGTGAACGCCCATCACATAAAATATGTGATTCTTTACGTATATCCCCAAAAGTCACGTTTGGATTGCTACGATCAAAATGAAACATACGGGAACCGCAACAAGGGTCTAAAACTTTTGTACTCATCCCTCAGCTCCCCATTCAATATCCAGCTTCATTGCACCTTCTTCAGGATATTCGGTCATCCAAAAGTAATAGCCTTTGCCACTGTGCCCATCTTCAAAAAATTTAATAGTTAGTTCAGTTTCAAGTTGATCTAAATCATTTTCACCATCTGGATTTACAAATTCGAGAAGGCTTTTTAATTGGTGACCATTAAGAGTTATGCTCATTGTTCAGCTCCCGATACGTTAGGCACACTATGAAAATGCATCCAGTGTGAAGGTGGGTCATTGTGATAATTTGCCCAAACACTATTTAAATCTTCATCAATAGTCATATAGTCTTGTTCCGGGGTGACTTCAGGTGCATCTGCCCAACAAATAAGTACCATTGTGTCAGTAGGTGGCCACGCATCTTCCACACTGATCCAAGTTGGCACTGCTTGAGCTTTGAGGGAATCTATTTCTGCATTTAATTTGTCTTGATGCTCCTGTGCTTGGTTTAAAGCGGAATTCAAAGCATTTAAGACATTGTCTACTTGAAAAGGTTTAAGCTGAGGATAACCCTTTGTTAGAATTAACTCTCCATTCTTAAATTCTTCAATAGTCTTTTTTACACATCGTTTAAATGCAGTACTGGCCCCTTCATTTGACCAAATCATAACGTCTTCAAAAATATGGAAAGTTAGTCGCTCGAGAATAACTTCCACACTTTTTAAATTTTCTAATTCATCAATGTTTTCGTTTTCAGAATTAATCATTGTTGCGCTCCCAATTCGCCGAAAATTGCCGGAACGTTTTCAACCTTTCCTATTTGAATTGAATAGCCAAGATATTTATTTAGCTTTTCAATCTTATTGATTTTCGCTGCGTGGTTAGGTTGAAATTCGAATTTACACCAGGTGTTAAGCTCATCAACTACAGCTAATAGATCATTTAATTCCTGATGAATTCGTGCCTTATTATTGAGATTCATTTCAGGATGTCTTTCATCCATACCAAACTGAGCAGTTTTTAAGGCAATCTGGGCTATTTCTGATGCTTCTTCAGCTAGTTTCATTAACAAAAATTGCTCATGGGTCATTTTGCTCATGAAGCTTCTCCAATTAAAGGTAGTGCCTGTTCTGCATCTGCTAGACTTGAGAAGAAATGAAAAACCAAAGGTACTGCTCGGAGGATTTGAATTGTTCCAAGATATTGACCGACTGGTTTAGTGATTTCGTGGCCAGTACCAACACATAAAATGTTGTATTTAATTTTTGGCATTTCAGGATCACATAACACCCAAAGTTGTGGATCACCTTGTTGTGTATCAATACAAAGTGCCTTGCTTCCAGCTGGCATTTCAATACTTTGGTTGTCTTGAATAGCTAAAGCATATTTATGGATAGTTTTGGTCATTAGCCTTCTCCCAGAAAAGTTGTCTCTAACCACCAGTTTTTGTTTTCTTGAAGATATTTTTCATGATCTTCTTTGCTGCCTTGCCACTCTTCAAAAGTGATTGAGTCAGCAATGGAGTGACCAACTTTAGGGAAAGCCTGCAATGCTTCTTTCTTAAGACGATATACAAGCTGCTTGCCAATTTTTTGTGATGGAACAGGGTGGAGAAGTTCTGAATCAGGTTCTTCTGGAATATTGACTGCCCATAGTTTTTCTTTATTCATGCTGCATCCCCGTTTTAGCTAATGTTTCAATGTCTTGTTTAACTGCCTTAAGTTTTGCTGCTTCAATTTGAATAAGGGCATCGATACCTAAGTGCTCACATACTGTTTTTACGTCTAGGCCACGTTCAGCAATAAAGTTTTGAAGTTCGTCTCTTTGTTGATCTGAGATGCCGTTAAATTCAGGGGGACTAATCCAAGTGCCACGTTGTTTATCAAACGTGCAATTCAATGCTTTAGCTCTCATTAACATTGCTTGNCGCATGTTCTGGTAATACATGTGTTCTTTATCAAGCGACTCAGTTAATTGATTAAGGTCACCTGCATGCTCAGCTTCTTCACAGCTTTGTTTCCAGTTTTCTAGCTCTTCTTGGGCTTTAGCTGCTGCAAGTTGTGCAGGCGTTAAGGTGTTAATGTG